ATGTTACCATAATTTTTTCGGTGTTCACGATTATCTTGGAGACAAATGACTGCAAAATTTTCTTTAGTTCAGTCAATTTCCCTGTCTGAATGAGCGGAAGCACTCTCCCTCTTATGTGTTTAACTATCTCTTTGACTGCTGGCAATGCTGGAGCTACTTCCTCAAGTTCCGCCAGCTCCCCGCGCACTTCAAGGATTTCTTTTTTGATACGCTTCATGCGAGCAATGTCAAAATCATCTGCCCCATCATCTTCAATGGCCATATATATTCGATCAAGAGCCAACATCAATTTCTTTTCCCTGGCAGTCAACAGCCCTCGCTTCTCTTTGAACTCGTCTGCCATGATGAAGTATTTTTTGCGGATTTTATCCGCCAACTTAGACAAAGTGCCTATGTTCATGATAGTGTCTTCCAAGCGACCAAGAATGAAATTTTCCAGCTTATCACCTCTTATGAATTTATTAGGACATTTCCCTTCGCCGTGGTTGCTTTTTGTAGAACATCGGTAATATCGCCATTCCGTCCCCCGCGATGTCACATTACACCCGCTCATAGCAGCACCACACTTTTCACAAAATACCATCCCAGACAATAGATAGGTGTGCCTTGCAGATGCTCTACCGCCCCGATGTCGATTTTCGTCCATCTTAGCTTGAACTTTGGCAAATAGTTCCTTGTCAATGATTGCAGGGCAACCATTTTCAACAATGGTCATCCCCTCATGGTCTGGCCTGTGGTTGTTGCGGGTGCCATCGGCCCGCCGAGTGTTCTTGCCTAAAATGCAGGTACCTATATAACGGCGATTTCTCAATATATCATGGAGACTACTTTTCGCGAACTCCGCTCCCTTTCTTGTGCGGTACCCATGTCCGTTTAGCCATTTCACGATATTAAGCAATGACTCCCCAGCAGCATAACTTGTAAAAATATGGCGTATGGCCACAGCTTCCTGGGGATCAATGATAAATTTCTTTTCTCTGTCAACAGAAAAACCAAATGGCGGCTTCCCGCCTGTTATCTTCCCTGCCAACACGTTCTCTTTTAGGCCTTTCTTGACTTCCCGGGATAAATTGCGAGAATAATAGGCAGCTAGCCCCACTAACTGATTTTCCATTAGCGCCCCTTCTGGTGATGTAGAGTCAAAGGCCTGCCCGGAATACTCCACTGTCACATTGTGTCTGGCTAGTTCCTGTTTATTATGATAATAATCAAACTCGTTTCTACCGTTACGATCTACTTTGTGAAATATGACTACTTCAAAAAGACCAGCTGCAGCATCTTTCATCATCTGTCGATATGCTGGTCGTGCATCATTGGTACCCGTGAAGGCTTCATCTGCATATTCCTTCACTATTGTATAACCTTTTCGGCGGCAGTATTCGCGACTTGCTCTCATCTGGGCCACGATGGACTCTGTCCGCTGATTATCCGATGAATACCTTGCATATAGAGCTGCTATCATTTCTTATTACCTCCCATTACAAGAAAAGCACCCATGTGAAAATGAGTGCTTAACTACCATGATCGTATGCTGAGAAATCAAAGTCATAGCCTATGACATATAATATATTAGAGTCATTTCCCTTAATACCCAATACTCTATAACCACTATTAATGCCAAATCTGAAAACAATAACCTTCTGGTCACTGGAAAACTGATAACCATTCGCGGCAAAACGCAAATCGTCCATAGATAAAGTTTCTACTCCATGCTTTTCATTTTTTCGCCGTAATAATGCCTGTGTCCATGTTGATGTGCATAAATCTCTTACCAAGTCAGATAATGCTTGTCGTGCTGACAATTCTTGCCGCCAATCCCCCTTGAAATGCTCAAAGTTGTGCGTTTTGTTGGTAGTCAGATATTGCCACGAGAATTTAATTGTATCAGACTTGAATGTACTATGTAATTTTATATTGTTGTTAGATTTTCTTTTAAGCTTCGACATAGTTCGCCTTAAAATACTCTGCTATTGCAGTTTGACTGATTACATTATTTTTAGGAGTTGACTTCCACGGTGTCTCCTCGTGTGTCATATTCCGCAATTTCCATGCCGAATACTGACCAAATTCATTATACACATCTTCAAGAATGCCATTTTCTTCCTGCGTATATTTTTCCTGTACCCTCATTTCATCAGTAAATGGGATGCCATTACGACCATTATGCTTGTACAAATGATATACTGCAGGCACTACCGGGCCATGCTCCCAAGCAACAATATCGTCGTTAAACAATGGAGTGCCTGTTATAGCCAATACCGCTCCCTGGGCATAATACAACAATTTCTGCAGTTTTAAGTTAGATATATCATCTGCTTCATCGAGCATGGCTTTTACATGGTTGTGACTTATAAACCATCTGGCAATATCTGCCGCCGTATGATTAGCCTTCATAAAAATCTCCTCCTTTGGTATAGCATAGAATAGCATACAAAAACTATTGCAACATTCCTTCCATACATATCGTCAAAAAAACTCTATTCCTTAATTCTAAAGCAGTACCTTCCTTGTTCACTCCGCCGATCGGCGAGCTATTTCATCCACCAGTATCTTGGTCATCCAAGTCGGCGGTAGATGCCTCCCAGCATTCCACTCTTGCACAGTCCTGTATGGTGCTCCTAAAAGTTCCGCCAACTGCTTGATGTTTAGCCCTGCTTTTTCTCGTGCCTCTTTCAGCGGGTTAATCTCAGTGTCAGCCATGACGCTATCACTCCCCCAGTAATAAATGCCTTTATAACTTCTTTATCCCAATTCAATAAGTACACTGCCCCAGCAGCTGCCAATATAAAAACAATTGTGGCTATGTCTATTTTTTTTAGTGCTCTCATTATAAAAACCTCCTTAGTTACTCTTGATTACTTTTTGCTGATTTTGTATAATAAGGGCAAGGAAGGCTTTCGCCTTCCCTGCCCCGTTCTTTAGCGTTTACGTCTTCGACCTCGTTTTCGCTTCTTCGGGGCTTTTTTATTGGGTGGTTTCTTGATGTAAGGCCATATCATGACTATCATCATTATCAACCACTCAATATCTGTTTTATCGATATTCATTGCTATCACCTCCCTTTATTCTATGTTTTTATTATACACAAATTTTGTATATAAGTCAATGTTTTTTTTAATTTAAATTGCCCATGACCTATATTTTTTAAGGTCATGGGCTTTTCTTGTTAATTATTCACTTGTTTACTGCGTTTGTTATGCTCTTTCACCATTCAGCAACAGTATACATTATAGCCCCACCTTTTACCTTCTTACCATCCGTAAAAAGCTGATACTCTAACTGCCTGTTCTGGTACCCAAGCGAATAATATAACTTATCATCAGCGTATACAGCTCCTGCTTTTACCTTATGATATTTCCGTAGATTAATTTTATATACACCAACATCGTGTTCTTTATTTGTTGGTTGCTCTACCACTACGGTCTTATCGGTTTTCTCTATAGCTGTCTTGGGAAGTGTTTCGTCCTTTTGCTCTATGCGGGTTTTGACCTGCTCTACTGCCCCGTTGGGTGTGTCGGCTATCACCTTGAAATCTGCTGTCGGTTTTACAGTGCCATTTTGTGCCCGCTCAATTATTTTTACGGTCTGCTACTAAAAACATAGACAAAAGTGTATATGTCTTAGAAAAATTCCTTGTTCATCGTGCTCGCTCTCGCCGTCCCAAAGGGGCAAGCTACTAGCGTTTGTGTAGCACTCCAAAGGCGTTGGCAATACACTCCTTGTTTTAAACAAGGAGGCAAGCCTGTTCCCGACTAGCCATCGGTACATATATCGAAACTTTTGTTATTAAGCTACCCGATATTCTTTAGCATCCCGCAAATTAAGCGAAGCATTGTAATCTCTATCCGCTGTATAGCCACATTTTGGACAAGCATACATTCTGTCTTTGAGTTTCAAACCTTTATTTATATGTCCACAAGTGTGACAGGTTTTAGAACTTGGATAGAATCTGTCAACTTCCCGAAGTTCAATCCCTATTATTTCTGCTTTGCGTTTTAGCTTGGCTAACAGATGATTAAATCTCTGTGCCGCTATCGCTTTTGCTAGATGCCGATTCTTCATCATACCTTTAACATTCAAATCTTCCACCGTAATGAAGCGTGGTTTTTGCTTCACTATTTCGTGAACCGTTTTGTTTTCATAATCCTCTCGGATTGTTGTTATATGATGATGAATTTTCTGTACCTTTAGCTTTTGCTTGTCTATATTTGCAGAGGCAGTAGCAGTTATACCACCTTTCTTTTTTCTAAACTCATATTTACGGCTAAGTCGCCTCTGCTCTCTACGAAGCCGTTTCTCCAGTCGTTTGACCTTTGAACCCTTATTAATATTTTTAAAAGCTTTGCCATCACTGACAATAGCAAGGTCTTTCACGCCTAAATCTATGCCCACACCATCCGTCACCGTATGATACGATGCTTCCAAATCCTTGTTATACTTGGATTTTTCGTCAATATCCACCACAACGGAGACATAAAACCGTCCAGCCACATAAGATACTGTACCATTGGTGACTTTAGCACCCACAGGCAAATAGCCAAACTCTTTAAGCCTGACTTGTTTTAGCGTAGGTATCATTAGTTTATGTCGCCATATTGTCCAGTCGCCATTATTATTCTTGGGAAAATACAGCTTTACGTCCTGATTCGCTTTCTTTTTGAAGTTCGGGAACCCAGACGTACCAGAGAAGAACCGTCGAAATGCCTGTTCAGCGTTTACCAAGGCTTTCTTACGTGCCTTAGAACCGCACTGGGCAATCCATGGCAGTTCCTTTTTCAGCTTATGATTAACATACTTGTCAAAATCGTTGGCAGTAACAAAACGTTTCTGTTTTTCGTCAAGCATGCCACGCTGATACATCTTATACAGACGGAGATTGTAGGCGATATATTGGTTATACAGAAATCTAGCCACACCGATAGAACGAATGATTTTGGTTTTCTGTCCTTCAGTTGGGGCTATCTCCGTTTTGAACGCCTTTAGCAATAGTCTCATCCCCCTCAATCTGTTTTTTGTATTTTCGTAAGCCATACAGCCTACATGAAAATACATGAAGAATACTTACTATATCCTGCACAAGCTCTTCGTGTGGAGACAGTTTCTCATTTTTGACGACTACTATCTCCACATTGAACTTGTTGCAGAATTTCTCAAACCAGTCAAAGCCGAAGCGGACAAATCTATCCTTGTGAGATACGAGAATCATCTTGATTTTGTTTTCCATAACTTCGCTTAGAAGCTGATTCCATTTCTTTCGGTTGTAGTTCAAACCACTGCCATAATCTCTGATAATATCATCAGCTATAAGACCTTTGGCGTTGACATACTGTTGAAGAAAATCCACTTGATTCTCAAGGTCATCTGTCTGATTTCTAGTTGACACCCGTGCGTAAATGACTACCTTTCGAGAATCAGCATCTTTGCCAATGCCTTTGAACTGTAGATACTGGTCGTAGGTGTAATATCTTCTATTTGTGGGGGTTCTGTTTGCTACAAGCGTTTTCTCCCTGTCCCAGCGTTGAAGTGTCTTGACTGTGACATTGAGAAGCTCTGCAAATTCTTTAGGCTTGTAATTAGTAATATTTGATGTGTTCATGGCTCTAACCTCCATAGACACATTATATCACCAATATACATATTTGTCTATAAAATCAGTTACTTAATATCTCCTCCTTTGTATTTATACTTGAATTATTTACTCTTGCAGTCAATTCCTGCATAATCTCATATCCTTCATCCGCATCGTAACCTGTATCATCAAAGAATGAGAGCCGTATGGTCACGACAAGGATGTTTTGCTGCTCTCCGGTACGCTCATCGTCAACTTCCAGCGGCATAAGATGCCTTCCTCCCGCCCAAAAGCCCTGGCCAAACATGGCGCGAATATCATCAGCAATATCCATAAAATCATCTTCCACATTCCCTTCATCCGAAGCAAAATAGTAAATCATGATACTTATGCGATTGCTATTGAAATTCTTGCCCATATTGTTCTGGGTGCGGATGACTTGGACGAAGAAACAAGGCTCGTCAAATCCATCTATGACCTCCCGCGCATATACTGGCAGGTCGTATTTCTTTCTAAGCCCTGCAATTATGGACTCTAAAACATCCGTTGTTCGCAGCATTATCCACCTCCTAGTTTCTTGGTGATACCTTTGGCGAATTTTTCCATTTCTTCAGGAATCAAATCCCCCTCTGCTGTCTGGGAAACTTTTTCCTTAAAAAATCGCCCTGCGATAAAACCTGCAGGTTTTCCGGAACGTGTCACCATCTTATGGCCACGCTCCACCAGATGAAAGTGCGGGGCCTTTGACCATACTTCCACTCGCATTTCCTCGCCGTAACCTGCCAGCTTGGATTTCCAGCGATTTTTCAGCTTGGATTTGATAGCCTTTTTGCGAGCCCGCTCACTTTTGTAATTTGCTTTTATTTTGCCGTCTGGCGAAGCATCCTTTAAACGCTTCTTCAGGTTGTTGCCTATCCTTTTCAAAGTCTTGCCTGCTTCATCTGGATAAGAACTTATTGCCTGTCTCATACGGTCTTGCAATTCCTTGGCTCCGAATATTTCAGCACTCATGTAACTACCTTCTTCCCTCGGTCAAGGCGCCTGCAGTATATTTCCAGCAATGCGTGACTCATGTAAGGATCTACAATACTCTGAATCTCAAAAATATACTGCTGGTAACGTATTTTCATATCGCTTGATATACCGTGCCGGAAGCGGATGGTTATTTTGTATGTATCCTCTTGGGATACTTTAAAAGCTTCCATCCGCTCCCTTCCTCTAGCAGGCTCTACCCTTGCCCAACAGGTGAACACATCACTTTCTACTTTCGTGGTTGCCCCGTGGTGTCCAACAGCGTCCATAAGAGCGATAAAAGTAACACGCCTATCCAATGTACCTATATCCATGTTTATCCCCCTTATTGGCCGTCCTGTGGCTCATAGGCGCCACAAAACTTTATGTGGTTCAGTAGTGCGTCTACACTATGGGGGTATTCTACTACGCCACCGCCAGTTCGCGGAGCAATATCGCGGTGTTCATACCAATGAGTTACAATAAGCCTGGCGCAAGTATCAAAAACGCCACCAGACTCGTACTTCTTACCTGTGGTATTCTCAATGTACTCCTTGGCTGTGCTGTATAATGCCAAGATCAACTGGTCATCCTCGGTTAGATCTGTATCCACCCTAAGATAACCTTTTAACTCGTCAAGTTCCATATAGTAAGACGCCCTCCCTTAATTAACTGTTTGCAGATTTCTTAAGCAGTACAAGGGAACCACTGTCCACCACCTTGCCGTCCACCAGCATAATAGCCTTGCGAACAATATCATCAGTTTCATTGTCTTCGTACTGCTTCATAGCAATATTGTAATTTGTATTGAGAACATAGTCCTCCATGCGGAATACAAAACCAAATACTGCACCTGCATCGGCGGCATCATAAGATGGCAGATAGTCACAGCAGATTACCGGACGCCCCAAAAGAGTGCGCTCCGTAGGATTGTTAATACCGTAGTTTACGCGGGCAATTGGCTGTTTGTTGCTATCTACCATGCCAGCAAACTTGCCGAATGTTTTTTTGCTCATGACATACACGCCACCGTTTTCGTAAGCTACCGGAATAGCATCCTCGATGCTCTGCAGTGTCTTATAATCAAATGCTCCGACCTCTAATTCCTGTCCTTCTGGTGCAGCGGTGGAAATGATACCTTTAGGCTGTCCGCTTCCGGTACCACTGATAATAGCCTGCTCAATTCCCTTAATCATTGCCTGGGTAATATTATTCACCAAGGCGGCTTCAAATGCAGACAGAGCCATTGTGTCAGCTTCCAGAGATACGGAAACCGCACAGCGCAGCTTGTAGTATGCAAACTCAACATAGCCTGTGGACTTTTTCTGCTTTGTGGAAGTCTCACCTTCACCCACCCAGGATGCTACTGGCTTTACAGTACTGGTAGGTATGCGCAGACCACCCTTATATGCAGTACGGGTGACACGGGACAAAATCATTCCTGTGGCTTCCAGCTTATCAATAACCTTATTCAGTGCTGTGGTAGGAATAACCGCACCAACATCTGTGGTCAGTGCACTATCACGAAATTCCTCCGGTATAGCCTTGCCCTGTGTCACATATTCCATGAACGCCTTTCTGTATTCCACAGAATCCAGCGGATCATCTGCAGCAGGTTCATTGCCATGCCGTTCTTCCGGCTTTTCAATAGGTTCGCCAAAGCCGGCTGCAATGCCATCGGCCAGTTCTTGACGAGCACGAATTTCCTTCTCCTCTGCTTCCAGATCTTCCAGCTCCTTCTTGACTGCATCCAAGTCAATTTTGTCCTCTCGTTCTTCCAGCTCCTTGCGGATAGCTGCACGGCGTTCGATAATTTCTCTAAGTCTCTTATCCATTTTTTACCTCCTGCTTAAAGCATAGTTCTTAATATCAATCGTTTGATTTCTTCCTTGCGGGCAAAAGCTCTGTCCTGCGCCGCAAAATAATCTCTGGCTTCGCCGATAGATGTATCATCGTAGGCAGGAAAGTCCACTGCTGATACATCCACCACACGGTCAACCTTCAAAATTCGTCTTGTGTGTGTCTTGGAATCATAGGAATCTTCCCTCACTGTAAAAGCAAAGGACATTTTAGACACATCGCCACGCTGGATGAGGGTGTAGAGGTCGCGGCCTAATGTAACATCGGCCAACTCCGCCCGGATATGCAGTCCCTTTTTATCCACAGCAAGGGAAAGTGTGTCATTGCATGTCCTAGCCAGCGTCACAATGTTACTGGCGTGGTTATAGCGAAAAACTACATCTGCCATATCGCATTCATCAAATGCGTGGCGGTCTATAACCTCTTTGTATTCTGTCTCACCATCCTTGAACAATACTGTGGGACTTTCCAGAATAGCGGCATAGCCTTCCACAATCATCTTGCCATCATCTCCACCCGCTGGAGCTGTAGCACTGCCTCCCGCCCGGTTCTCAATCTGGTTCGTTTTCATCATCATCACCTCCTTTCTTTGATTTTTTATTGTCTCCTACACCTTGGTAATCATTCTGTTTATCAGCGTCCACGAAGTTTAGCGATACCTGGCGCTTATCTCCTCCCTCTACACCAGCATAACCGAATAACTCTCTGGCTTCATTCAAAGTGATAATACCTGCAGGAAGCAGCTGCTTTGCCATAGCCGTCTTGCTCTGTAGACTTGCATACTGCAGTCTATCTGTTAGGAACAATATCTCATTGCCGTGAGCTTTTTCCCTCTCGGTAAATATCTTGCTGGTAAACTCCAAGGACAATTGCACGGCCAACGGCTCCAGAATGGACTCGTAAAAAGCCGTAAACTCTGCCTCTGTATATTTAGACTGCACAATATTTTCCGATATGCCAAAGTAACGATATATGTCCTCACGAATGAATTTCATCTGTTCATAGTCGGTGGTCTTGATATCCGTCTGCAAGGCTGTGTAGTCCATGGAGTTATCCACGGCACCCACACCGCCACTTGACTGCTCACTGGATAGGAAGGAGTCCACAAATGCCTGTGTCTGCTTCTTCATATCCTCTGGGCGGATTTTTGCATTGTATTTTAGTATTCCCCGCAGCTTACCAGAGTTCTTGACGGCATTCACCAGACCTTGCTTGACGGTCTCCATAATAGAGAGCGTCGGTGATAACGGCCTTTCACTGGATTCACCATAAAACTCACTGCGATTAAAATGTCTTCGCAGGTGAATAACTTCACTGTAAGGCACAGCAATGATACCCGCTCCCAAAAAATTGAATCTGAGAAACCTTCCCCCGCCTTTTTTTACCAGTTCCACGGAATCATAGTCTAAAGGGTAAAGTCCTATCACCTTTCCTGTGCTATTATCAAGGCGAATATAAACAAAGGCGTTATTAAATGCCATATACTGGGATGTTAGCTTGTACAGGAAATCATAGCTGGACATATATTCGTTGGGACGAGTGGACAGAAGAAAATCCAAATTTGATTTTGTTTCCATAACGCGCCCATCCGCACCTCGGCGAATATGCTTAAGTTTCATCTTGGCAGCGTGACGGGCTATGGCATCTACACATGAGCGTACAACTGCATCGTCATAAGCCTTACCCCGCCACGGAGTAAACACATTCTCGTAGCCGTTAAGCATCCGCATCTGCTGTGCGTTTACCGCGTCCTGTCCAGCACTTATTTCACCCTTGCCGAAGATACTCTGAAACATTGATGATATATTCACTGATTACACCTCCACGCCTTTGCCTTAGCGAATCCTAATCGTTTCACTCATGTCTACCTCCCTAAATCAAATTATTATAGTCTTCCAGATTCCGCTCATACACCACGAAGGCATCCAGCAGAGCAGCGAATCCATCTATTCGCATTTTCTTGTTGTGCTGCTTGGTTGGCTGGATATTGCCATTCTTGTCAACATCCACGGCCACATTAACCATGCACCACTTCAAAATCGGATTGTTGTTATAGTTTATATGCTTAGCTTCCAACTCTGCTGCCAATGTGTGCATTGGTGCAGATAGAGTTTTCTTCCCCTGGATAACAGGATCCAGCACTGACTCGCCAAACTGCTCCTTCATTTCCTGCACCAGATAGGTAGCCGACCATGAGTCATAGCCGATTTTGTAGAGCAGAATATCATATTCATCCTGCACATGGTTAAACCATGCTGTGATAAGACGATAATCGATTTTATTGCCGGGGCTTAGATCTAACAAGCCACGCTGGTGCCAAACATCATAGGGTATGTTATCCTCATGGATGCGCTTTTCAAACAAATCCTCTGGAATCCAATACTTCTGCAGCACGTAGATTATAGGATCTTCTGGCGATGTGCGGTAAATCACAGTTGCGCAGGTAAGGTCTGTGGTCGCCGAAAGGTCAAAACCGCCGAACCCATACCGTCCACGCGGTTCCTGCATCAGCGGGTTAAATTCCGCCTTGTTATTCAACTGCTCAAAAGACAGGAAAGCTTCTCCCGAAGTCTCTTGGATATTAAAATCTTTAGTCAGCAGGTTCTTCACAAGTAGTGGGTTAGCTTTCGCTCTGGCCACCTTGCGGGCCAGCTCCTCGCGGTCTTTGATTACACCTAGTGATGGATTTGCCTTGCTCCAGCAATTCGGCTGTGTCCACTCCTGTCTACTGTCCAGCTCATAGACAATAGGCAGGACTTTATCATCGTGATAACCTTCTGGATCATTCCACCCATTGATGATATCCTCGCATTCCTTGTATTTCTGGTCATAGATACCTTCCCTCACTGTTCCAGCCGTGGATGTGATGATAGTCATGGGCTGGGTGCGGGCAGTCTCACCATCTACGATAACATCATAAAGATTTTTATCTTTCCAAGCGTGTACCTCGTCCAAAAATGCCCCATGTACATTCAGACCATCCAGTGAACCGGAATCGCTGGCCAATGGCTTAAATATGCCCTCGTTAACGCTTGAACGAATCTCACTAACCAAGCACTTGGAACGCTTCCGCAGGGATGGCGACTTCTTGACCATCTTCACAGCTTCATTCCAGATGATTTTTGCCTGGTCTCTTTTGGTAGCTGCAGAATAGATTTCTGCACCTGGTTCACCGTCAGCAAATAACAGATACAAGGCAATAGCCGAACCTAACGCTGACTTGCCGTTTTTGCGGGCCACTATGAGAATGATTTCCCGAAAACGGCGCAGACCTGTTTTCTTATTGACAAAACCGAAGGCTGCTTCAATAAAAGCCTTCTCCCACAGCTCCAGCAGAAATGGCTTACCTCCAAATCTACCTTTGCTGTGACGGCAAAAGCTTTCGATGAAAAGAATGGCCTTGTCAGCCTTCCCCTGGTCGAATATGTATGTGCTGGTATCATGCAGCTGCACAACCAGATAGGCATACAACCTCCGTACCTTGTCCGATACTATGTATTTTCCGGAGACAATGCCCTGGTGATACTCTTCGATGAAGTTCATGTCACATATTCAAAAGCTTCGCAAAGGCGGCATCCTCCACGGTATCGGTCGCGGCGTTATCCGTCTTTGGTAAAAGGTCGATCAGCTGCTTAATGCAGGATGTGTAATTCTTAATCATGGAGTTATACACCTTGGATGCGGTGGACTCCTTAATGCCATGCTGATTCTGTCCATTCTGATATGCCTCCGTGCAACCTTTTTCGTTAATTTCTCCCTGGAGGTCTTCCAAGGTTATAGCCATAAAAGCGGCATTTTTCATCAAAATTTCGCTGATTTTCTTTTTATCTTCATCAAGATTTTTAAAGATTTTCTTGATTCTAGTCAGCTCTTTTTTTATGCGCTGTTCTTTGTTAGAAATTTTTTGCAAAATGCCCACCTCCTTTTGGTCTTGTACCTACACCCCTCTCGTACGCGACCTGTATTTTACAAAAAAGTTGGGCCCCGGTCTTGGGCGGGGGCCTTATTTTACTCCCTATACGGGGGGGTTATGCCAATAAGATTGCCGTTCTCATCAAAAACAGACTTGCGACTTTGCTCTTTGCCATGAATTACGTTGTGACATTCAGTACACAGGTACATAAAATTGTCAAATGACAAAGCAATATCAGAGTCATTGATATTGTCCGGTGTCAGATGCACCTTGTGATGAACTATATTGCCTTGTTTGCCACACTTCTCGCACAGAAAGAACTTGGATGCAGCATAAGCCTTGGCCGTCCGCTTCCATGCTGCCGAATTGTAAAATGCCTTTGCAAACTCCTTAGCCATCAGCCATTCCTCCTTTCTAGCAATGGAACAATGATATAAATAGCATAACAGTTTTACAAAGCAACGAACTCTATAGAGTTGTAAAAAATCTGCAAACAAAAGAGGGCAGAAGTACTATAACTTCTACCCTCATGTAATTTTGACCGCCCGGCCATACATAGTGCAATATATTTATCCCGCCCTATAGTCTGCCTGCTCATCATTTTCAACTGCAGTCTTTTTTTTATCAAAAAGTGACATCTGCGCACGATAACCGTCTGCATATAGCAGAATCTCGTCATGGAGCAGTTTAGCCATACCAGTGAACTTTTCGGCGATGCTTGTGGGATTATCTGTATTGGCATGGTCAAGGTCAACAGGCAACTCTGGCGTAGTGAACCCAAAGCAGTTATCAACACTCATCCCTGCCTTTACTCCAATGGCCACCTTCAAAGATAAGTATGCCATTCCAGTTGTTGGGCTGTAGTGGAATTTTGCCCCCGCGATTTCAGCCCATGCAATATTTTTCTCTGGTATGGTTGTTATCCACGGTATAAACGCTGCCATTGCTGAAAGATACGCTTCCAGCATAGGTCTAGATGGTTCACAGCTCTTTGTACGGCGTTCCTCTCCATTTGCTTCCTGCCAAGCCACCGTATAATGCTTAGTGCCCCTTTTGCCAGCTTTAATAATTATGCTCTTTGCTCTCTTTTTCATTTTTTCGTCCTCCTAGAATTTACACTGTTTCTTATACGCTATCAGACGAGTTTTCTCCACCATATCGCTCCACCACTTATACAGTGTCCCCTCACTCATCCAATAGCTTGCTTCGTTTTTGCCATACTTTTCTGCCATAATGCAGGCATACGCCTGCTGTACAAAAGGCACCCAGTTGATAATCTTCTTATCCCTGTTGGCTTGACGGCGAAGCCGTAGAAATAGCAAACGATTTTCTGATAAAGCACCCTGCACCAGCTCCACTGCCTTGAGCCAGCGACCAGCTTCCGCCATGCTCATGCCGAATGGGCTTTTGCTATTATTTTTCTGTGCTTCAAAATATTGCAGCCGGCAGCCGTCATAATTGAGCAACCAGCGTTTGGCCGTTTCTTTATCATGCGACAATATTTGCTTGATTTTCTCGTCATCTATCATGTCCCGCCTCCCAATAATCCCCGCCCAGGTATTTTTTTAACTCCTGGTCACGGTCATGACCATGGATATAGCGAGTGTCAAGCTTTAGTATTCTCCATGAAAACGCTATTTTCTCCTCCAGCCTACAAGCCCTACTACGGCACCAATAAGCTTTATAATGCAGTTCTCCTGCCACTTTGATTTTTCTTTTTTTGTCATCCTTGTCCGGTGTATAGAGTTTTATTACTTCGTTGTACATCCGGCCAAAGTCATGAGCCAGACACCGAAGCATACCGCATGTCTTGGCGTTTTCCCTCTCTCGTCGGCGAAGTTCCTTGGCCTTTCTCTTGTAGATTTCATAGTCGGCTACTGTATAGATACGATTATCCATTTTTCTCAACCTCCCATTATGCAATTATGATTTAAGCTTTCGCTTATTCACAGCCTTATACACATTTGCAACCTGTTTTCCACAGGTTGGCCGGATTCTTCTTTCCCGATAGTCACATTTATCAAAATCCCAGTAACGACGAACTGACTCACCAAACTGCTCCAGAACTATGTGCTGGCATGGATAACCATCACGAGTCCATCCTTGAAAAGTCAATTCCTTATTGACGAAATAGCCTGCTGGAACATCAATCTTGCTAGAGAAACACTCCGACCGTCTAACTTCGGTTTTCTTTTCTGTCGGAGCATCGCAGTTTCTAGAAAAATTCATCCGTGCACCACCATCCTTTTTGGCCTGCTTCAAAAAATATGCTGCCAATTTGGTGGCATCAGTCATTTCTCCGCCGTATTGTTGAACCTTAACATTTCCTTTTCCCCAGATGCTCTTGAATATTCTCTCATATTCCCGGTCTGTTTTTACTCCTGGTATTTCTGGCAGGAGCAGATGAGCATGAGCACGCCCACGCTTTCCTGGTTCAACATTCTCTACGGTAGCAGCGTATTTCAAGTTGACACCCTTTTTGGAATAAGCTCTTTTGAGCCTATCAAGAAAATTTCGCAAATCCTTCTTGACTCTATTGGACAGATCTTCGTAATCAGGAAGATTCTCACTGTCATATGTCACAGTCAGATAAGGACTCCCTTCGCTAAAGTTATTGGCTATCATAAGAGCTGTTCTCTCAGTAGCTCTCTTTTTATTTCTCCGCTTTAGATCTTCTGGAGACTCTTTTTCCTGTGGATTACGGATGGCTGCCAACTTCTTTCCCAACGGTCTAGCCATAAAGCTATAATATTTATCTATGACGATTATTTTCTTGTCTTTAGTCTCTCTCAATTTCTGCATATAGGGCATGACAGTCTCACCTCACCATAGATATTTGGAATTCATTAAATTATATTTATTTATAATACGCGAATTATTAACGCCTTTATCTAGTCATTAGCGGGACTTTCACCCGCGCCTTTATTTTGGTTATTATATTGTGGGAAACATTGTTTTTGTACTACCCTTATGCTATAATTAGAGGTGCATATAGGGCTGGTAACAGTCCAAAATTTAGGCGGATGGCTCTCTCAACCATCCGCTTTTTCTTATGTTTAATTTTGGTGGCAGACTGCTTTTAGTAAAACAGCCTAAAGGATCTTGTGACTACATCTGCCAGCATAGCGATGGCGCTATCAGCTTCAATACAAATTACCGTATCCGGCCGCTGGGTATTGCCTTGATAGTCCTGCCAGAACTTGACTACATCCTCGGCATGTTCTTTTTCGTGAAGTTTTAGCCTGGCATTAGGGTACCCAGCCGCCTTCATAGCAGCTTCAAGATACTTCAGTGTGCGAATACGTTTCTGTGTCTCTGCCGCTGGGTGTCTTTCCATAATCTTCATTGCGTTCATCCTCTCTTCGAATATGCTTTTAGCGATGATTTCGGCGAAGATATCCATAAAGGCTTCCTCACCGCCTGTATCATAGGTTTCAATAATTTGGCGCTCTTTTGCTTTAGGCATTTAACACGCCACGCTTTCACTGTGCGGATTTGTAGGCTTCTCTGTAGGTGGCTCCGGAGCAGGCGGCTGCAGATGATAGCCGTTCATCAATCCCTGGGTGTAAATCATAAGGCGCTCATCGTCCTCGACCTTTCCGGTACGGATTCTACTAAAGAACTCTCTGGCATCCATTTCGTTAGTGCTCATATTGGTGCTCATAGCTTTTTACCTCCTTGTAATTGTATAGACATTGCCAAAATATTGGCTCGAAATACTGGCATTCTGGGCAGTGAGCCATGTGTACCGTTCCCCTTTTCCAAGGACAATGAACGGCTGTAAATACAGGCTCGCCACAAAAATTGCAATAATCAATGCTGTTTGTTGTTTGGCTCATAATGCTCACCTGTGGTATAATGCTAATAGTTGAATATTTTTTTCTTGGCCGTTGCGTTCTGCAGCGGCTTCTTTTTTTGATACCCTACTTTTAATGGCCTTTTAGGCCGTAACGCCCTAAAATCTTATTACGGTCTTTCTGGGTTGTGTGGGGATTCGAAAAATGTTTTTCCAGAAAATGCTGCCACGCATCCCATTCTTTGACGACACGGTACCTTCTTCCGCCGTAATTGAGACGCCATGCGCGAATCCGCAACCTTTGTCTCCTTTTTTTGGGGTATTTTGTGATTCTTTCCAAACGAAGTAGTTTGCGTATCTTGGTTATATAAATATTATGCTTGCGCTTATGCCGAACCATGTTGCCCTCCTTTCTGGCACTCTATATAGAGTGTGCTATAATACCCCGCTAGGGGTATTATGCGATTCGTAAGAGATTTTATGCTTGAGGTTTATTTTTTATGCCTTTAGCATATTTATCCTCCCTTATTGTCTTTATTTTATGCTATAGTCATAAAATAGTCAAGATAATTTTTATTAAATATTGCATAAGCATATTTTTATGGTATAATCTAGCTAAAGGAGGTGATACCATGGATTACTCAATTCCCGATAGACTCCGAGTTGCCCGCAAGGCCCTCAAGCTTAATCAGACTGATTTTGCTAAAGCCATAGGTATGTCGCAGGGTGGGTATGCACGAATTGAAAATGGTGCTAATCCAGCCAACGAACGTATCATAAAGTCAGTTTGTAGTATTCATAACATAAGTGAAGAATATCTGCTGCATGGCACTGGGGAAATGTTCATTGACCATGCTCCGGAAATCGTACAGCGCATGACAGAGGAATTTTCTCTGGACGAACAGGAAAAGCGCCTGGTCTTGACCTTTCTGGAGTTTCCTCCAGAGAAGCGCAAGCAGATTATCCGTCTCATGGACGATTTTTCCCGGGGACTCCACCGACATGACGAGGAGCTTTCCACCGCCCAGAAGAAGAAACTTGTCTGTGATGAGCTGGATGCAGAGGATGCTAGTGGCAAGTTGTCAGCTTCCACTTCTTCAAATGGTACATACGCTATGTAAAATGAACACAACAAAAGCCCCGCCAGTGAGTACGCTGAAAACTCACCAGTGGGGCTTTTGCCGTAACAGTATTTTTTATATGGGGTAAGGAGGGATTTCGAAAAGGTGGCGCTCGCAACCACACATATATTATAACAGTTTTGCAAAGTCACGAACTCTATAGAGTTGTAATTTATACACGAAAAATCCCCTGCCACAGTTTCTACTGCAGCAGGGGATTTTGCTTATGCTATGAGCTCCCGGGAATATTCCCGTGTAAACTCTATTGTAGCTTTATTGGTGCGCTCGGCGGGAGTCGAACCCACGCTTTCAGCTCCGGAGGCTAACGTCCTATCCACTGGACTACGAGCGCAC